TGCAGCAACCTCAGCAACCAATGCTGCTGCTTCTGAAGCATTAGCAGCAAGCTACACACCAAGTCAAACAGGTAACTCTGGTAAGTTCTTAACTACCAATGGTACAGCTACATCATGGGCTAATGTTGATGCTTTACCTTCTCAGACTGGTAACGCAGGAGAATACTTAACCACTGACGGTACTACTGCTTCTTGGTCTCCTTTAGATACGGATGCAAACAAAACCACTAAAGGTTTATACGAACACAGCAACACCATCTCAACCAGCTACTCCATCACTGCAGGTAATAACGCACACTCTGTAGGAGCTTTAACAATCGCTTCTGGTGTTACCGTAACTGTACCGTCAAACAGTCGCTGGGTTATCTTGTAAATATGGTTTTAAATAAAGTATGTTCTAAGTGTAAAATTGACAAACCTGCATCAGAGTACACGCCAAGATATGATAGACCTTTAGGTATAAGACCTTGTTGTAAAATGTGTCAACGAGTAGTTGATAATAAAAGAAGAAAGAGTGAATCAGGTGTAAAGAAGTACCGTGGAAAAGCATGGAAGGCGCAAGGCATAAACATTACTTATGATGAATATGCAGTAAAGTATGAAAAGTTAGGGGGTTGTTGTGAGATATGTAATATTAAACTTAATACTTTATGCGTTGACCACAACCACACAACAGGCAGCATTAGAGGTTTGTTATGCACTGCTTGTAATTTAGGAATAGAACATTTTAAAGAATCTGAACAGACCATGAAGAGCGCAATTAAATATCTACAGACTTACAAGGAAACAATATGAGTATTGTTCTGCAGTCCTCTGCTGGAGGACAAATAACCATCCAAGAGCCTGCAACTGCTAGTAACTTTACGCAGACACTTCCTGCTTCTAACGGAACTATTATTACGACTGAAAGCCCTCAAGCAGGTAGTGTTATTCAAGTAGTTCAAGTGTCTGATAAAAATTCTGCAGGTATTTCAACAACTTCAACATCCGCTGTAGCTACTGGAATTACAATTTCAATAACCCCAAAAAGAGCAAATAGTGTAATTAGAGTTGATTGGCTAAGTGCTATGGCTACAGGTTCTGTAGTTCCTGCTCTTGCACAAGTATACTCTAACGGAACAAATGCTGGCGGTGCATATAGTGGTGGTTATTGTAATCCAGGAACATACATTTCAATGGGCAGCACAATGTATTTTAGTCCTGGCACTACAAGCACTCAAACATATGCAATTTTTATGGCTTGTGCTAGTGCTGGTGGAACAGCGTTTATTGTACACCCTTCAGCTGCGTATTCCCTTTCTGCTACGGAGATTGCTGTATGAACCACGAGGCTATTTATAAATTAAACCCAACAGTAGTTACCATTCGTGGTAATAATGCTTACGATATAGAAGGCAATGAAGTAACTTATGACCTAGCTGCGGTAACTGCACAAGCTGAAGCGGATGCACAAGTAGCTGTTGATACAAAGACTTCTGCATTAGCTAAACTATCTGCACTTGGTTTAACTGCCGATGAAGTTAAAGCACTATTAGGAGTTGCATAATGTCACAACTTCAGGTGAATCGTATAAACGATGCAAGCGGTGGAGTTTTAGCACCCATTAGTTCAGTATTTAAAAATAGAATAATTAATGGCGACTGTCGTATTGACCAAAGATACGCTGGTGCTAGTGTTACTCCTTCAGTTTCAACCTATACGCTTGATAGATGGAGCGCTGCGTTATCTCAAACATCTAAATTTAGTATTCAACAAAACGCTGGGTCTGTAACACCGCCAGCTGGTTTTACTAATTATTTAGGAACTACATCACTTGCCTCAACCTCATTAGGCGCAAGCGATTTTTACTTCATAGACCAGCGAATTGAAGGATTTAACATAGCAGATTTAGGCTGGGGAACTGCGAATGCGGCTACCGTAACTTTGTCTTTTTGGGTGCGTAGTTCATTAACTGGTACATTTGGTGGCGCATTAAGAAATAGCGCTGCAAATCGGTCTTATCCTTTTTCATACACAATATCTTCTGCAAATACTTGGGAGCAGAAATCAATAACTATTGCTGGCGATACATCAGGAACATGGTTAACAAATAATGGTGTAGGTATTAGTATCGATTTTAGTATTGGTACAGGTAGCACATTTAGCGGAACTGCTGGTGCTTGGTCGGCAGGTAACTTTGTTACAGCCACAGGCGCAACATCCGTAGTCGGTACAAACGGTGCTACCTTCTACATTACTGGGGTTCAGCTTGAAAAAGGCACACAAGCTACTTCATTTGAATACAGACATTATGGTACTGAGTTGGCTTTGTGTCAGCGGTATTTCTGCAAAAGCAGCTCAACAAACGTTGTTGCGACCAATAACTCAGCCTTAGCAACGGGAATGTTTAGTTCTGGAGTTGTTAATACATATGCCACTAATGCTGCGTACGGTAATTGGATAAAATACCCAGTCACAATGAGAACTGATGCTGTTACGATTACATTTATAAACACAAACCTTCCAATTCCAGGAACATCTGGGCAATGGAGTGTATATAACGGTTCAGGTTGGTTAAATACAACCAGTGTTGTCGCTCAATCATATACTACAGAAGGTTTCAACACAGCGTTGGGATTTTCTGGAACTGCCTATATGTACTACGGTTCTTGGACTGCATCTGCGGAGCTATGATTATGTATAAACTACTACCACTTGATATGTTTGGACAGCAAAAAAATGTTCAACGATTATCTGATTTTGCACAAATTCCTTTCTCACTTGAAAACACAGACTACGCTAACTTCAAAAAAGACCTTGCTGACGGTGTTGAACTTCAAGACGCAGAAGGTAATGTAATAGACGGTATAGCTTATTTAGAGGAACTTGTATAATGGCTTTGATACTAAATGGTACAGACGGTTTATCCGATGTAGACGGTACAGCAGCTACCCCTGCAATACGAGGTACAGACACTAATACAGGTATTTTCTTCCCAGCAGCAGATACGATTGCGTTCTCTGAAGGTGGTACAGAAGCCATGCGTATTGATTCTAGTGGTAATGTAGGTATTGGTACTAGTAGTCCTGTTCAAAGATTACAAGCAACTGGGGCTGATGGAACTGGGTTTGTTGGTATTAGGGCTCAAAATAATAACTCAAATATCGGTCTTGCGGGCGTAGAGTTTTCCTCTGACTCAACTTATGCAAAAGCAGCAATAGCCCAACTACGACAAGCACCAAACGGTGTTGGTCCTTTAGTATTTTATGTAGACAGCAACACAGATGCAGCAAACTGGGGTACTGGTGATGAAAAGATGCGTATTAACCAAAGTGGTAATGCCTTAATTGGAACTACTACACAATATTCAGGGGCACAGTTAACAGTTGCAGGTGCTTTTTCTGCAGCAGGTATTTATACAAAAGCAGGGTCTGGAGTTCCGGGGGACGCGGCTAATGTGTTTAACATTAACTGGACTGGTAACGCAGGGGTGTGGATTGATTCTACTTTTATTGGGAACATAGCATATCAGTCAGATTACCGAATTAAACGAAATATAGAAACACAAACTGCGCCAGCAATTGAACGAGTTATGGCACTTCGCCCAGTCACTTATCAAATGGCTGATTATGGTAATTTGTTTAAAGCTGGCGATGACATTAAAGAAGGTTTTATTGCACACGAAGTACAAGAAGTAATACCAAGTGGCGCAGAAGGCGCTAAAGACGAAGAAAATCGTATTCAAAATTTGCGTTTAGATGCTATCCTTGCCGTTGCGGTAAAAGCAATTCAAGAACTTAAAGCAACCGTAGACGCACAAGCGGCACGAATCGCAGCATTGGAGGCAGCAGTATGAGCGACATCAATCCCGTAGAGTACGGTAAACTGGTTAATGCTGTTGAGAACTTAGAGCATAAAGTAAACTCAATGGATGCTGACATTAAAAGATTAGTGGCTATGGCAGAGCGTAGTAAAGGTTCTCTGTGGGCATTGATGGGTGTTGCCTCAGTTGCTGGTGCTTTCATCAGTTATGTTTCAGAAATGATATTTAAAAAGTAACTATGAGAGAACTTACAGTATTTTCTAATCTTACAGCTGGCTCATCTAATACTATTTATACAGTACCTAAAGGATGTAAAGCGATAGCCACATTATTGTTTCTAGCAAATAGCGGTGGATCAACTAAAGCTATCTCTGCTGCAGTGCATGATGTTAGTGAAGCTGCCACTGTTCCTATCGTAGGAGCTAAGTCATTGGGTGCAGGAGATGCTCTTCAGTTTAACCAAGGTCGTATGGTTATGGACGAGTTCGACTATGTTACTGCTACTCCTGAAGCAGGAGCTACTATGAGTTGTATCTTTACAGTAGAGATTGTACAATCCACAGCCTACCAGAACGGAAGCTAATCATGCCACTGAAATCAGGTACTTCACAGAAGACTATCTCTACTAACATCCGTAAAGAGATGAAGTCTGGTAAACCACAGAAACAAGCAATTGCAATAGCCCTATCAAAAGCAGGTAAATCTAAACCCCAACCAAAGAAAAGGAAATAATATGCCAATGGTCAAAGACAAGAAATTCCCATACACAGCTAAAGGTAAGAAAGAAGCTAAGTCGTATGCTAAGAAGACAGGAGCTAAGATGACTACTCCTAAAGCTAAACCAGCTAAGAAGATGGGCATGAGTCGTGGCTACTAAGCCTGGTTTGTATTCTAACATCGCAGCCAAGAAGAAGCGTATCGCTGCTGGCTCTGGTGAGAAGATGCGTAAGGTAGGTAGCAAAGGTGCTCCTAGTGCTAAAGATTTTAAGGATGCTGCTAAGACAGCTAAGAAGAAATAATGCCTAAGAAAGCGTTCCAAAACCCTGAAGGTGGACTCAATCAGAAGGGCAGAGACTACTACAACAAGAAGACTGGTTCTAAGCTTAAGCCTCCAGTGTCTGCTGAGGAGGCTAAGAAGTCTCCTGTAGCGGCTGGTCGTCGTAAGAGCTTCTGTGCTCGTATGAGTGGTGTTAAAGGGGCTATGAAGGATGAGAAGGGTAGACCAACTCGTAAGGCTCTAGCACTTAAGAAGTGGGACTGCTAGAAATAAAGCTTGACTTTTAAGCAATTTTGTGTTATAATTATAGGATACTATGAACTACATCCAACTTGTAAATTCTGTACTACGCAGACTACGAGAAACTGAGGTTTCTTCTGTAGCGGATAATGCTTACTCTAAACTTATTGGTGAGTTCGTTAACGATGCTAAGCGTCAGGTAGAAGATGCCTATGCTTGGAATGCATTGTCAGATACCCTTACTGCTTCAACTGCTGATGGTATTTTTAACTACATTCTTGTTGGTTCTGGACAACGGTTCAGGGTTATTGATGTCTTAAATGACACCAGTAATACTGTAGTTCAGAATGCCACTACTCGTTGGATGAACGACCAGTTCCTTTTAACTTCAGCACAAAAGGGTTCTCCTGCGTACTACAACTTCAACGGTACAAACTCCAACGGTGACACACAGGTAGACTTATTCCCTATTCCTAATGGGGTTTATGAAGTTCGTTTTAACGTCATTAAACCACAAGTAGCTTTAGTTGCTGATGCTGATAAACTATTAGTTCCTTCTGAGCCTGTCATCTTCAATGCTGCTGCAAGGGCTATTGCAGAGCGTGGTGAAGATGGTGGTATCTTAGCAGGTGAAATGGCATTCATTTATAACCAGTCCTTAGCTGATGCTATTGCTATTGAGTCTGGTCGCTATATCGAAGAATCTGCTTGGATGGCTATTTAATGGCTGAAGCTCTAGCAACTGGCTCGATTGCAGCTCCTGGATTCTCTGGGTTAAACACCCAAGATAGTTCTATTCAATTAGACAGTGGGTTTGCATTAGAGGCTAATAACTGCGTAATCGATCGCTACGGTCGTATCGGTGCTCGTAAGGGGTGGACTAAGGTCAACACAACTGCAGCGTCTACAGGCTCGTTTAAAGCCATCTATGAGCTTATTAAGGATGATGGTACTGTAGTTATCTCTGCAGCCAACAACAAACTATACACTGGAACTACTACCTTAACAGAGGCTGTGGTTCGTAATGGTACTGATACAGCTAACTTAAGCTATACGATAACTGATGATAACTGGCAGATCAGTGGCATGCCTTATGACACAGGTGCTACTCCTTCAGGACATGCTGTCTTAGTTCAAGAAGGACATCCTGCTTTATTGTATCATAAGCTCGGTGCTACTGCTCATGCTCATACTGGTTCTTATGGTTTTCAGCGTCTAGGTGATGTAGCTACAAACTTACCAGTAGGACAGACTGTAACTAGCTTTACTCCTAACTGTGTCATGACTGCTTATGGTCGTGTCTGGGTAGCTGATATGGCAGGTAGTCGTCAGACTGTGTACTTCAGTGACTTACTAAACCCTGCTGAATGGAAGACTGGTACATCAGGATACCTTAACATTAGTGAAGTAGTTCCTAATAATGATCCTATCGTAGCTATCGCAGATCATAATGGTTTCTTAATTATCTTCTGTACTAAGCACATTGTTATTTATAGTAATCCTGTAGATCCATCTGCAATGATACTACAAGATGTAATCGTAGGTGTTGGATGTATTGCTAGAGACTCTGTAGCATCGATTGGTACAGACTTATTGTTCTTGTCTTCTACTGGTATTCAGTCTTTACAACGTGTAATCCAAGAGAAGTCATTACCATTCAGGGATATCTCTAAGAATGTACGAGATGAACTCTTAACCTTAGTAGCTTCAGAGACAGCTAAGAACATCAAGGCTACCTACTTCCCTACAGATGCTTTCTACTTGTTGTCTTTACCTAGTTCAGGCTTTACCTACTGCTTTGACACTAGAGGTGTACTACAGAATGGAGCAGCTAGAACTACTGTTTGGAAACAGATTAATCCTACAGCTTTCTGTGTAACACAAACTAGAGACTTATTGATTGGTAAGCCAGGGTACATAGGTAAGTACAATCTGTATGAAGATGATGGTGCTAGGTATCGTATGACTTACTTCACTAACTACTTTGACTTTGGTTCTGCTACTACGAATAAGATTCTTAAGCGTATCAACGTAACTGCTATTGGTGGATCTAACCAGCCTATTGCTATTAAGTGGGGATATGATTATACCCGTAACTACTTCTCTCGTGGTATTGTACTACAGCGTGTAGAGGTATTCGAGTATAACACAGCAGAATACAATGTAGCGACATACACGAATGGTATTGCATTAGACATCGCTAACATTCCAGCATCAGGTTCTGGTACTGTTCTTCAGTTAGGCTTTGAGTCCGACATTGATGGTACTCCTCTTTCAATTCAGAAGATCGACTTCTTCCTTAAGACAGGTAAAACACTATGAGTAATTACACCAAAGCAACTAACTTTGCAACTAAAGATACACTACCTACTGGTGATTCAAACAAGATTGTAAAAGGTACTGAGATAGATAACGAGTTTAACTCTATCTCTGGTGCTATTAGTTCTAAATCAGACATTGCTTCTCCTACATTTACTGGATCTCCTGCTGCTCCAACAGCTACTGCTGGTTCTAATACTACTCAAATAGCTAATACAGCGTATGTTCGTGGTGAATTAACTACTTTGATTCCTTCTGGTATTATCTTATTGTGGTCTGGTTCTACTGCCTCTATCCCTAGCGGCTGGGTTTTGTGTAACGGTTCTAATAGCACTCCTGACTTACGAGATAGGTTTGTAGTAGGTGCTGGTTCTACTTACGCTGTTAATGCTACAGGCGGTGCAAACACTGTAACGCTTGACGCTACAATGATTCCAGCACATACACATACTGTATCTGCTACAGGAACTACTGGTGGACAAAGCGCAAACCATACTCACACATTTAGTGGCACTACCTCTGGACAAAGCAACACTCACTCACACGCTGTATCAGACCCTGGTCACTTTCATGATGCAAATAGCGGTCAGCCTGGACTTGGTGAAGGAGCCATTGGCGGCGGTAACACCGTACAACAAAATGCTGGCTCTGAAAATACAAGCACAAACACAACAGGTATTAGTGTAGGTAACGCTAACGCAGACCACAGCCATACTTATTCTGGTACTACTGCTACAGTCTCTGCAGACCATAACCACACAGTAACAGTTTCAGGTACTACAGGTAACGGCACAGGTGGTGGATTAGCGCATGAGAATCGTCCTCCTTATTTCGCATTAGCATACATCATGAAGACCTAATGATTAAAGTACCAGTGGTAAATCGTAGAGATTATACGATGTACTTAGAATTGTTTAGTGGTATGTTGTGGTTTCATACAGATGTATATCGATGGACAGCAGCAGTAAAGAAAGAATACCTTAAAGATTTAGATGTACTACAAAATTTAACAGCAGTTCCTTTAGTGGCTATGTTAGACGAAGATAACAGTAAGTTAATAAAGTTTGCAGAAACAATTGGTTTTAAACATGTTCAACCTTTTGTGGGACAGGATAACAGAATGTATTTAATATATAGTAGAGGATTATAATGGGCAAGTTAATTAGTAGCGTAGCTAATATCTTTACAGGAGCTGAGGATACTAAAGCAGCTGGCGCACAAGCTTCTGCAGCTCAGGCTCAAGCAGCTAGAGATGCATCAGCAGCAGCAGCGTTCCGTCCAGTAGGGATGACAACTCGCTTTGGTTCTTCTCAGTTTACTCGTGAGATTGATCCAAAGACTGGGATGCCTTATATCTCTGCAGCTGGCTACACTGCTGCTCCTGAACTAGCTGCTCTACAGAACCAGTTGTTTGGTGGATTCGGTGGAGGATACGGCTATGCTCAACAGCAAGGAGAACAGTTAGGTGCTCTTGCTCCAGCAGCTCAGCAACTCTTTGGACTAGGTGGACAGATTCTACCAACATCGTATCAAACTGCTCCTTCTGCTGAGGCTCAATTATTATCTTCTCAGTTTCAGCAAGCTCAGCAAGGTCTAATGCCTAGTTCATTTCAGACTCAGGCTTCTCCAGAGGCACAAGCGTATGCTCAGCAGTTACAACAGACTGGAGCAGGTTATTTAGCTCAATCTCCTGAACAGGCTCGTGCTGAATACATTCGTACACAACAAGCTGCTTTAGCTCCTGGTCAAGAACAACAACTAGCTGGTATCCGTAATCAGTTATTTCAAACTGGTCGTGGTGGATTAGCTACAGGTGGTACAGTAGCTGGTGGAATGCAACAGACTAATCCTGAGTTAGCTGCTTACTATAACTCATTAGCACAGCAGAACTTAAGCTTAGGTGCAGGTGCAGAACAAGCTGCTCAACAGCGTCAGGTTCTTGGTTTAGGTATGTTAGGTCAAGGGTATCAAACAACTTCTCAAGCTCAAGAACTAGCTCGTCAGAACATGCTTCAGAACTTAGGCTTAAGCTTAGGTTTCGGTCAACAAGCTTATCAAACTACTGCTTCTGCTCAAGACCTAGCTCGTCAGCGTTCTGCTGCAGACATTAGTTTAGGTGCTGGTTTATTTGGTACAGGTGCTGGGTTGCTTGGTACTCAAGCTGCAGGAATGGCTGGTGCTTATGCTCCATTACAGACTCAGTTAGGCATAGCGGGTCAAGTAGAGCAGATGTCTCAGATGCCCTATCAGCTTGGTTTACAACTTGGTCAAGCTCAACAGCCTGGTCAAACACAAGGCGCTCAGATGTATCAACAAGGAATGTCACAAGCTGCTCAGACTCAGTATGGTGCTACTCAAGCTGCTAACGCTGCTAATGCTCAGTTCTGGGGTGGTTTAATTGGTGCTGCTGGCACAGCTGCAGCTGGACGACCAAGAGGATAAGGAAAATATAATGGCTATTGCTCCAAACTTTACTACAGGTTTACTAGGATATGATCCTTTAGAACAACAACGTCAACAACAGAAGCTATGGGCTGGTATGTATGGTCAAGCTTCTTCTCCTTATGAGAAGATAGGTATGGGTGTTGGTCAACTAGGTGCTGCTTTAGTTGGTGGTCTCATGGGTGACAGCCCTGCTCAGAAGAAAGAGAAAGCTGTAGCAGAGATTAAACAGCAAGCTGACGCACAGTTTACTCCTGGTAGTGCTGAATACTTCCGCTTTGTAGCTGAGAACTTACCTGCAGAGTACGCTGACTCAAGAGCCTATGCTGCACAAGAAGCAATGAAAGCTGATGCAGCTGCTCAGAAGATGTACCTAGACAGAGTTAAGACAGTTACTGAGAACCCAGCACAGATGGGTATTGTTTCTGCTCCTATCTCTGCTCAAGTACAGTCTCAGATTGCTAAGATGTCTGCTGGTGGACAGCCATTGAATGAGCAACAGATTGCTGCATTACAAGCTTCTCCTCAGTATCAACAACTAGTAGGATTAACATCTGCTCAAGAAGCTGGTACAATCAAGCAAGCTCCTTCAGTTACTGAGACTGTTAATCGTGGTCTTTACAATGAAGCCTTAAAAGAAGCTAAAGGAGATGTAGAGAAAGCTGCTCAGATATACAATGCTAGAGAAGTATCAGAGCGTCGTAGCGTATCAGCTGCTGGTGTAGCTCCTGTTTCAGGTAATGTTCCTTTAAATGTTATTAGTCAAGCTATTGACATTACAAATCAATACACTAAAACTCCTAAAGCCACTCTAGATAACATTGGTCGTATTGCTGCAATTGGCGAACAAGTTAAACAGAACCCTACTATATTGCCCCAGTTTAAGCGTGAGTTAGTTAAACTTGCTGGAGACAGTCAGATTGGTCAAAACGAAGTTAAGGCTATTCTTGGTTCTGCTGGTTTTGCTTCTGATGTTATCAACGGTGTTAATAGCTTCTTAACTGGTGCTCCTACTAATGTCAAGATTGATGATGTTCTTAGAGGTGTAAAAGCTTTAGAAACATACGCAGCAAAGCAATACGATACAGGTAGACAGAAAGCGAAGACAGTTTTAGAAGAAGGTAAGCTTCCTCCAGAGACTCGTGCTGCTATCTTGCCTCCTGCTTACCAGATGCCTAAAGCACCTCCTAGGGTTGGCGAGGTTCGTGGTGGATATCGCTTCAAAGGTGGAGATCCTGCAGATAAAAACAACTATGTTAAGGTACAATAATGGCGAATCCTTGGGAAGAGTATCAAGCAGCTCCTGCACCAACAGGAACAGTATCTGTAGAGCCTTGGACAGAGTATCAAGGACAGGTTGTTGATCAGCCTACTCGTGAAGATAAGATCAGTAACTTTCAGTATATTGCAAACCAAGCTAAACTAGGGCTTACAGACAGTCTTGTCTTAGGTGAAGCTATCATTGATACCTTTGCTATTGATCCTTTTGCTAACCTGGTTGGTAAAGGCGAGAAGGGCGGTATTGTTGAACGATTCGGTAAGAATGTAAAGCGTCTACAACAAGCTGCTGGTACGGTTACTGGTGCTCAAACAGAGATGCCTCCTCCTAGTGCTGTTGCTGAAGTAGTTGGTAGCGGTGCTCGTATGCTCACAGATCCTTTAGGTTACTTTGGTAGTGGTGCTTTAAGAGCAGGTGCTTCTGTAGTTGAAAGAGTAGCTCCTACGGTAGGAAGAGCAGCTGGTTTATTTGGTATTGGTGCTTCAGCTGGTGGCGGTGGTGTTGTAGGTCAAGAAGCTGAAAAGGCTATCACTGGAGAAGATACAGGGACTGGTAAGGCTATCGGTCAAGTAGCAGGTATTGCTGCTGGTATTGCTCCTGCTGCAGCTATCGAGACAAGCATTAGTACTTTGTCTAACTTTGCAAAGCAGCTTAAAGACAAGTACAGCATGGTTAAAGCAGATCCTGACGCAGCTAGTCAAGCCTATGCTTCTGGAGCAGCTAAGCGTCTATTAGACATCATAGCTAAGAGCACACCAAGCCAAAACATTGATGCTATCATGAACGAGTTCAAGCGTGTTGGTCAAGTAGTTGGTACAGGTGATGTTCCTCTGCTTGTGGCAATGAGTGATAACCCAATCGTTCAAACAGAAGTAACTCGTTTAGTTAAGTCTAACCCTGGTGTACGTCAGGAGATTGACAGAGAATTAAACACATTCTTACAGAACGTAGATCAAAAGAGTACTGATCTGTTTGGTAATCGTTACACACCTATCTCTGGTGCTAAGACTCCATTAACAACTCAGATTAACAAGAACATTAAGCTTCGTCAAGCAGTAGACGAGAAGCTAGATGATTTGACTACTCGTTTTCCTCAGCCTGATAATGTTCAGTTAGGTCTAGATACTCAAAGACTAGTTGACATTCGTGCTGCTTCTGCTAAAGCAGAGATGACACCCATGTATGATGCGCTGGCAGATGGTGCTTCTAAAGCTGGTGCTACACTTCCTGATACAGGTGTGCGTGATATTCATAGCTTTGTAGTAGCAAACAACATGCAGGATATCTTCGGTCGTCGTACTCGTCTAGATAACCTCATTACTAAGAACTTTGCTCCTCAGAACGGAGAGTACTTCCCTGTCTCATTTAAGGATGTTATCTCGCTCAAGGAAGAGATTAATCGTGTTCAGCGTTCTGTTAAGATGGACGAGAAATCTGCAATGCGTCTCAATGAGCTAGAGGATGTAGTTGATGCTGCTCGTACACAGATTCCTGGTAATTGGAATCAAGCTCTGATAAACGCTGATAAGCAGTATTATGAGAAGATTGGTATTCCTTTTGGCGCACAAGGTATTAAAGACATTAGCTCTAGAAAGTACACAGAGCAGGTAGCTCCTCAGATTGTCAAGAATGCTGATAGTCTCCGTCAATTCCTCAAAGCTGGTGGAGATGAAGGTGTTACTATCGCTGACAATGCAATCATGTCTGAAGTGTACAAGCGGGTAATCAAGAATGATGCTGTAGATCCACGAGCATTGAGCAAGTATATCAAGGATAAGTCTTCTGTTATTGATCAGATCCCAGGTATGCGTGAGAAGTTACAAGCCACTCTATTTGATGATAGCACTCTTAAGCTTACTCGTAAAGACTTAGATGACAAGGTTGCTTTGGCTGAGAAACAAGTAGCTGATAACTTTGTTTTAAGTGTTAAGGATTCTGACGGTATTGCTGTCCCTAATTACTCTGAACTAGCTAGTCGCTTATTCACTGATCCACGATTCTTTGGTAAGATTACTAAAGACTTGTCTCAGTTGGATAAGAAAACCTCTGCAGCAGTGATGCGTAACATCCAAGCTGAGGTAGTAGAGAAGGCTCGTAACAGTACTGATGGCGGTGTAGGCTTCTTAACCAGCCCTAAGAACAAGGCTGTTATTGACAAGGTGTTTGGTACAGGTTATCAACAAGAAGTAAAAGATATCCTAACTATGTCTGATGCTTTACAGAAAGCAGATATCTCTAAGATAACAGCTGCAATTAAGACAGGTGATACAGACGTACTTGGTCAGATTGTTCCTGGTTTAGATGTGCCTTATGTTGCTTCTACTTTGCGTGACCGTATCTCTAGTAACTTCCAGAAGGCTGTAAGGCTGCTTAGCAGGGCTAAAACAGCTCAGTTGAGGACAGATACAGACGAAGCTATCAAACAGCTCCTATTGGATCGTAATGGCATGCAGAAGCTACAAGCTATCAAGAACACTATGGACTTTAAGTTACAGAATCCTGCTAGTTTGAAGCAAGTAGTAGATGCTCTTGATTCAACCCTGCCACGTTACATGTACGGTATTGTTAAAGAGTCTACTCTTCCAGAAGCTGCTCCACAAGAGCCACAGCAGAATGTACCTTTCGGAAGCTTTGTACAATAATATTTATATTATGAAGAACTATGTCAGACCAATACGGAATAAACGAAGGAGTAAAGACTCTCACAGGTAGCTTAGGTGTTGCTCGTGAGAGTGCTAAGTCATTAACTAAAAGCATCGAAGATATTCAGAAGGATGGAGCAGAGGTAGCGCAACAGAAGGCTGCTGAGAGACGGAAAGCACAGCAGTATCAAGTAGACACTACAGTAATGAAAGCCTTTAAAGAGTATGAGATCATCCAAGAAGTAAAGAAGATGGAACTCCGTATGAAGGCTGAAGTAATAAACAAGCATGGTGCTAAAGCCTGGGATGATATACAAGCTATCAAGCAGCGAATGCTTAAAGAAGATATACAAAACAAAAAGCTGTTTGATGCAGATATGCAAGCAGTTAAGAGAGTACAGTTGTACTGCTTCTTAGCTGCTGCAGTAGTTTCTTATTTTATAGTCTGGGGATACAAGTGAAAATGAAGAGGGAGAAATAATGTTTCCATTAGGTGCGATACTAGATATTGGTGGTAAGATTTTAGACAAGGTCTTTCCTGACCCAGCACAAGCTGAACAGGCTAAGCTAAAGCTATTAGAGATGCAGCAGAACGGTGAACTGGCTAAGATTGCAGCAGATACCGCAGAGCAACAAGAGCTGACTGCACGACTGCAAGCTGATATGACTAGCGATAGCTGGTTGTCTAAGAACATCCGTCCTATGACTCTACTCTTTATACTTGGTGGCTATTTTGTATTTGCTATGATGAGTGCATTTGACTACGATACAAACAAAGCTTATGTAGAACTCTTAGGTCAATGGGGTATGTTGATTATGTCCTTTTACTTTGGTGGTCGTACACTTGAGAAGATTATGGATATGAAAGCTAAGGAAAAACAATGAACATTACACCTAACTTTACCTACGAAGAGATGACTGCATCTCAGACAGCTGCTCGTAATGGTTGGCTCAATAAGCCTACTGACATAGAGTATCAGAACCTGGTAAGACTGTGTGAGTTCTTAGAGACTGTAAGAGCTGAGTTAGGTAGGACTATTACTGTTACTAGTGGATATAGGTCTAAGGAAGTGAACGATGCAGTTGGATCTAAGGATTCTAGTCAGCATCGAGTAGGTTGTGCTGCAGATATTCGTGTATCGGGGATGACCCCTGATCAGGTTGTAGCTACATTAATTATGAAGGGTTTACCCTACGACCAGCTAATCAGAGAGTTTGATAGCTGGACTCATATCAGTGTACCTTTAACTCCTAGTACACCTCCAAGGAAACAAGCCCTAATCATTGATAAAAAAGGGACTCGTCCTTATGAGTAATGTGCAGTATTATTGACAATAAGTGCATAAATGTGCGTCAAAAGTAACATTATGTGTGTGAATAGCAACAAATGTGCGCTTTAAGTAACATAAAAAAGAGGACTCCGAAGAGTCCCCATGAAGTGCTAGTCCTTGGGAGAGGCTAACATTAATCGTACTATACCTAGATCAAGAACATAATACTTGACATCGTCTTCATCTACATATTCAAAACCAATCATAAAACCGAATATAAAGTGTAGTTCTAAAATCATATCGTACATCCTCCAGCTGTGCAGCTTAGCATCTGCGCTCCTTCGACATTATCGTCATACTCCTGGAAGTTATCCCAATCAATACCAGTAGGTTGTTGAGCAAGTAACTTCTTGTAATCCTCTTCAGTACACTCTTCATACGGTGCTTGTCGATATGTTCCTCCATCCATTGGCAGGAAAGACACACCAGTAACCTCATCGAAGTGCTTGTACACCCATGCCCCTACTTCCATCCACTCCTTCTCTAAGACAGAGATAGTGACTGATGGCTTGTGCTCACAGTAGTGACGCTGGTAAATCAACCACAATCGCAAGTGCTCAACAGCAGTCAAGTCCTCACGAAGTAAAGCACCTTCAGCTACTGCAACAGGGAAACTAAATACTGTTGTAGACTCAGGCTTCATCACACAAGGCTCACCAATAAACCCTGACTTCAGCATGAACTGTGTCAGTGGGTCTTTGTTATCAGCTCGTACACGACGAATGTAATACTGACTATGCTGAGGATGAATGCCAGAGGCGGTAGAACAGAGTTGTGATACAGTTCCTTCGGGCTTAATAGCCGTAACCGCAACACTCTGATTGATTCCAATAGCAGCAGCAAATTCAGCGTTAGTAGCAACAGCAGCATCTCGTAGTTTCTCCAATAGTCCTGGTAATTCCTTATCATCTGGGTCATTCAGTAAATGATTGTCCAAGATACCTGTCATCGATACACCTAATAAAGCTTCCTCTTCTGTATTCTTCTGCCATATCTTACGAAGGTAAGGGAAGTTAGTTAACGATGCTTGGAATGTACCCAAGATAGTAGCTAAACGAACCTTGTTCAAGATATCTGCTTCAGTGTCTGTACTGCGGATGATACAAGAAGACAAGTTACAGAACTGATATGGACGCAGGATGATCTCTGAGCATGGATTAGTACCAAACTCATAGCTTGCATCACGACGACCATTCTTAGCAGCTTGCTTCTGACTAGCTTCACGATTAAAGATACCACGCTCACCAGAGTGTGATTCATAAATGCTAGTCCACTCACGCATGAACTGACCAATTGCTGGGGTCTCTTCATATGTAGCTGAGTTGTTAGCTAATGCTCGTTGCCCTTGTCCATCCCACCAGTTACCTGCCTTAGCATGTGCCATCTTATCGTCTGTCAAATCAGACAAGCTAATCATAGCGGAACGACGCACTCCTCCCACCACAACAACTTCCCCGATCTTGCATAGAATGTCATGACACTCCAGCGAACTGAGCTTTCGTCCAGCTGCTGTCTTGAACTTACTAATAACAAACTTGAATAGGTCTTCCAGTGGCTGTGCTCCAGAGGCTCTGCCGCCAAAAGTCTTAAGCCTAGCCCCCGCAGGTCGGACTTTCGACACGTCATACTTTGGAATCTCGCCAGAGTATAGAAGAGCGATGAGTTGTCGAAGTGATTTCGCCCACCCTTCTTTACTATCCGACACCATAATAGAAGTCTGACTAGGAAACAACTGATCTGGAACTTCAGGTAATTGAGTAACATACTTCTGCTCCACAGAGAATCCAACACCAGTACCACACAATAGGATATACATTGCCTCATCGAATGCTTTAGGGTCATCGATAGGTAAGTACGAACAGTTAAATGCAGCCACATTCTGACGATCTAATGCAGTACCAGCAGTCATCACTGCTCTCATAGAAGGTACTACATCCAGGCTTGTTACTGCTTCTTGTAGCTCACTGCGTAGCTCAGGAGTCAGCTTGTAGTTCTGCTTAGTAGCTAAGTGCTTCTCCATGAAATCGAAGTAACGTGCTACAGTTTCACCCCAGTGCTCACGACGATTCTTATCATCGAGAAACCGTGAGTAACGGCTCTTCGCAATAAAGGTATTGTAAGGTGTCATTTGATATTTGTTGGTCATTCAGTCTCTTCCCAGTCTACCTCTTTGCAGAGGCTCTCATAATTGTTTTCAATGTTATCGCTAAAAGTATCGACAAGCTCTTCTGAAGATATGTTTAATAACTCCAGAAGAGATACCTCATCTAAACGCTTTAGTCGCTCTTTTAACTCAGGCACTGTCAGCGTTAACACAGTTTACTTCTTCTTCTTAGGAGTGGCTTTAGCTGGCTTAGTTACCTTAGCAGCTGCAGTTTCTTCCTTAGCTCTCTCACGAAACTTGGCGATAGCAAACTGGGCTTTAGACACTGCAGCAGCTATTTCATTCAAGAAGGCATCTGCATTCTTATCATAGTCTGTTACCCAGAAATATACTTGATCTCGTGATCCACCATTAATTGTTACGTTAACTTCCCAGTTATCGTGATCCCAATAGTTTCCCTGTAAATTAACAAACTGATTGTCTTCAGGGAAAAATTTACTAAATGATACTTTTTCTTTTGCTTTACGCATGTTTAGCTCCTGTATTAATTGTTTAAGACTTCCTCTAATTGGTGACATTTCCATTATATATTATACTCCTATTTGGTATAGTTGTCAATCATTCGTTGAAGATACCACTGTGCTTTCTTGATGTCCTCAATACCGTTCTTGTGCTTCCATCTCCACAGATACTTGATAGCGTTACCAGTACACATTGCTTCCATGCCTTGCAAGTCTTTCACCACTTGTGCTATGGCATCGATGCACTCGATAGATCCCTGGGTATAATGACTAGGTGAGTTCACCATATCTTCCTTGTCATCTGCAAAGTCCATCTGTACTAAACCCCTAAAGTAATTTTCAAGGGTAACCTCTGGTTGTTGTCGTTCACCGTATGGCTCTGGCATTGCTATCATAGATACCTCTTCTTAAGAAAGTCAAGAGACACAAACATCTCATCGAAACAACCATCTTTTACTTCATGCAACACTACGATACCTCGCCAGTAGTGGTTACCTTGAGCACCCATGTAATCCTCATCATGCTCGTAGCAGCTACCAGCTATAATAGCCGTAAGCGTCTTGCCATCTGCTCTAATAGCGTAAGCAACTTGTCTACCTTGCTGGTGACCCACAACACACGACTGGTGTTTCTTGGAGATGATGGCTGCAGCTGATCCAACAGGACGGTTAAGAGCACCAGCAGTGACATAATGGGCATAAAGAACACCATCAATAATAACAGGCTGCTCAAACGGTAGAACATCCCAACCAGCTTTCTCATATCCCAAATCCTCTAAAGAGATAGTCCCATCCAGCATTGAATCGTTCTCTATGGCACGATTGATACGATGCTCGTGGTTACCTATAGTCAACACCATGCGTGGCTTGTAGACCTTCTCCTTGTTCCTACGCTGCCTATCCTGCAATTGACGTAGTGGCTTTAAGAGGATGTCCATTGCACTATGAACTGCTTCAACATCATGCTTATATCGTCTACCTTCAAAGGACTTCTTACCTTTGTCGTAGCTAGATAAGCTTGGCATGTCCGCAAAGTCTCCAATATTAACAATAACATCAGGACGCTTCTTAACAATGTAGTTGCCGATTGCTTTCAAGAAGTTGAAGTCCTGCCCTGGCTTTACCTGTACATCTGGTATCACTAAGTGTGTTGGCATTATTCATCCTCTGGATCTAGCGGATTCTGATAATTGCTATCTGCCTTACCAATAGGATAACCATATACAATTGACAACAGCCTATCAAAGTGTTCCTGCAGGGTATCATAACGAGCACCGTCAGGTAGACCAATATCAATCGACGCAGCTGACTGATCAGGCTGTCCTTCGTATTCTGTTAAGTGTACAATTAATCTCATAGTTCATTCCATTTCTTATCTTTCCAATAATAGACTTTATCGTCTACACCTAGTCCTAATACAGTAAAGTTATCCTGACCTCCAATTGTTTTCCATTCACGAATAACTATCTCAGGTTGATCTGGTATCTTCTTTCTCATGTCATTTTCCTTTAACTAAAAGTAGAACATCAACTTGGTGTTTCAGATCATTCAGTTTCTGTAGCATATCCAAGAAGTGTTCAGCATCGACTAGTGCTAGTGGCTTACTGTTATTCTGTTTTAAGATAACGAGTGGCTCTACTAGTCCATGTGTCTTTGCTTGTTCGTAATCCTTAAACACTGCGACAGCTTTACGATTCTTGCACTCAATCGTGTAGCTAACCAGCGACCTAGCGAGAGGACTAAGTTGCACATCTTCTCCACCCGCACCCATGCTTGTTGACCTGCAATCATCGGGACTCAGCACTGGAAAGCGCAGTAGTATCTGATCCCGTACCCACTGCTGTAACTTTCTTCCTTTTGCTTTTGCTGACTGGGGCTTCAACTTTAATTACCTTTCTAGATTTAATCCATGCTTTAGGAATATGCATCCTAGCATTGGTAAATGTACCCGACACAGTAGAAGCAATACAGATGGCATCTTTGTTTTCTGAAACAATATACCCTGCTGTAGTTACTTCATGAATGTCAGGCTTCTCGTGTTCTTCCCAGCCACCATCACTTACTGCGTCCACCCATTTAATGACAATGAGCCTGGAGGTGTCCACAATTGGTTGTGCTGCCTTCGTATCCACAGTAGTCTTCCGTTTTCCAGCACCCTCTCTGCGTTCCCTTCGTAAGCTTCCAGGATAGCAAGATACATCTCGTTTTCGTTTTTGCATTCTTTGAGTAGCCTTTCCGCTTTAACTGTTCCAATGCCTTTGATACCGATGATATTGTCAACTCGATCTCCCATTAGCAACTGTTTATAAAAGTTCTTGATTCCTTCTTCTTCAGTGATGAAGTACCGTTCATCCTTGACAAAGTTATAGTGGTCTCCTCGGAGCATATCCAGGTCTTTATCAATAGAACAAATACAGTACTCACCTACTTCCATCTCGTATGCTGCAATGCCAATAGCGTCATCTGCTTCTTGGTCTTCAATCATAACGAAGTCCCAAGCAGACTCCATGTAGTCCCTCAGTAACTGGTAGTGCTTAGGCTTAACTGACTTACGGTTACCCTTATAAGGTGCAGTAACAGCTATCTCATTCCTAAAGTTCTTCTTACCAGTTAAGTATCCTTGGTACTCACCGAACCCATTGAACAGAATCAAGTCCTCTATGAACTCACTACATCTAGCCATCGCAATAGACTCTGTTTCATTCTCAGAAGCAAAGCCTATGCGATACACTAGTATGTCCCCATCAATGAGGGCTTTCATCATTAGAGAGCTTCTTCTTCCAGGTCTGCAAGGCTTACACCTTCAGGCTTGTACTCAATCAGTTCCTTAATAATCAACTTGCTGACACCTACACCAACACCCTTCTTGCCTTGGAAGCTATAGGGATAGGTCTTAATCAACGCTACTGCTTTAGATCCGTTAGCAATCTTCACATTCAAGAGATTACCAGACTCGTCTACTGCAGTGATAGGGTAGAGCTTGCTCTTAGCAGTTACGAAGAAACCTTGATCAGGTCGCTTAGCATCATTCTTAACTGTAACACCCATTGATTCTAATTCTCGTACAGCTTCCTTACTTAGATTGCTCAAGTCAACTTGATACTTTCCTGATAACTTGTTTGGCTCAGTAAGACTAGCCCAGAAAATGTCTGCTTGAATCGGTAAAGGTTTGCTTGTATCCATTTATTTCTCCTAGTTAGTTAGTACTACAACATATATTATACCACAATTTTAGTGCTGCGTCAACCTTTCGGGTTGTAAGTCTTCTTCTTTAAGAATCCGTATCGTCCGTTCCAACATCTCGATTGTGTCCTCATTCGTCATGATTGTGTACACAACTAAGTAATCATTATCATCACCTAGTACAACAAGAGGTTCGATATTGTCAGGGATTCCATCGTACAGTTTCTTCATGGTCGCAGATCACTCTCTTTAATTGCTTGCATGTAGATTGCTGCTATCTTTAATTCCTCTGCTACATAAGTCAAGTCTTTCTGAATAGTAGAAAGGTTCTGTCCTTGTCGCAAGAGTATCAGTACTGCTTGTTTAATTTCTTCCATCAGTGTGTTTCCTTCCTTAAATAATCTACAACTTTGAGTATGCCTTCAAGACTGTCTCCCAACTGTCCTAAAGATCTGTTACATCCACGACACAGTACACCTCTGAACTCCATTGTTACATGGTCATGGTCGTAACACAGCTCCTTCTTTGATCCACAGATCTCACAAGAAGACTGCGTAGCCATGCGTTGTTTATATGTTTCAACGTCTACTCCGTATCTCTTCTTAGTTTGATGATCTGTTTTCCAATCTTTTGTACCAGGATGTGAGTTAGTTCTTTTTACAGAACACGGAATACAAAGATTTCTATATCCGTATTTACTGTTCTTTGCTTTAACAAACCACAAAGGAAGTAATTCTTCACAGAAACATTCCACTTCACAATCAGTACAAACTCTAATGGGTTTCACGCCAGGACTTTCCAATCTTGTATTCTCCGTCTAAAGGACATCTCATATTAAAAGACTCTCCTGCTTTCTTAATCGCTTGTACACCTAGTTTTCCTACTTCTTCAGCACGTCCTTCTTCAACTTCTATTTGCCACTCATCATGACAATTCACTACGAACTTGTAGTTAATCTTAGCCCTGCGTAGTTCATCATTCAAGAGAACTAAAGCTTGCTTCATAACAATCGCACCCGCACTCTGGAGTAATGTGTTAAGTGCTGCGTGGTCAGACCTAACCTGTACTCTACGTCCATCAAGACCTGGTAGCGTTCCCGACTTCGCAGCGATCGAACTAACTTGTTCTCTAAGTTTTTCAAGCGACGGAGTGTTTTTAAGAAAACGAGATTTAAGCTCCTTACCTTCTTTCGCTCCAGCACCAACAACCGTCCCGATCTTGGCATCCCCTGCACCATAGAGGAATGCATATATAAAGGTCTTCGCTTGGTTTCGTGTTTCAAGCCCAGCAGCTTTTTGATTTGCTGTGTGGATGTCACCTGAAACGACTTCACTTGTGTATGCATCGTCTTTCATATAGTGAGCAAGCATTCGTAACTCCAATCCTGAAGCATCGATACCTACTAACTTATATCCTTTCTCTACAGTCCATAGATCCCTACAGTCTTCACCATAGGGGCTTCCACTATTTGGTACTTGTGCCATGTTAGGTGACATGTGCGTCATTCGTCCAGTGACTGCACCATTAGTAATCACCTTGCCATGTACTCGACCATCCTCTCCCACTGCCTTCAGCCACGATTCTATTTGAGCTACCCTCTTCTGTAGCATTAGATACTCATTGATCGCTTTGGCTTCAGGTATATCTACTCCGTCTAGCGTCCCTTCGTCGACGATCGGTTGCCCTGTTTCGGTGTACCTGCTGGGCTTCCAGCCTTTCTCGATGAGCCTCTCACCGATTTGCTTGCGACTGCCTGGGTTGAAGACTTCGACTTTGTCTTTGAGGGGCTTCCCTGTCTTTTCTGAGACTCGTTGAATTGTTTTCGCTGGGAAGATACCCTGAAGTTCATTTTCAATAGCAGCCAGCTTATTCTGCAGCGTTGAAAGAAGAGTAATACCTGCCACTTCATCCAACTTAAAACCGTTTCTTTCTTGCTTTGCGATGATTGCTTGGACTTTGTGTTCAAGATTAATGCTCCTTTGGTCAAATTTATTAAACTTCAATTCACTTGTTAAGTGCTCGTATAACTTCTGTGTTACTAGTGTGTCCTGGATACAGTACTCTTCCATCTCTGGAGTTAAGCCTCCATCCCAATCATTGAACTCACCTTTAGGAAAACCTAATCGCTTACCCCATGCATCGAGACTATGCCCTCCCTCTAGGCTTGGACTTAGTAGGCGACTTAACACGAGCGTATCGCACACTTGGCTCGGCATTATCGAAGTCTTCCATGTCTCTCTCAGTACTGGAGCGTCGAAGCTGATTCCGTTGTGCATGATAATCAAATCGCAGCTGTCCAAATACTTTTGTAATCCGCTTGCTTCCTTCCACGATTTCACTTCTCCTGTGTTAATGTCTCTCGTTACTACTAACCATATCTTATTGTGCTTACTGTTAGTCTCTATGTCTAGAACTATCTTCATGATATCCTTTCTTGGTTTAGTTCTGAACACCTACTCGTTTCTATGATATACATTCTGTGGATTCTTTAACATCGATTTAATAAGCTCATCCATATTAAAGAACCATTGAATAAACATTGTGCCACCAGGTTCGTATATTGTAAAGCTCATTTTCCATTACACCTTTCGTTAGCAATGCGCTCAATTACTTTCTGCTTCTGTTCATCAGTCATAATGTACCAATTACTAATCTCTTCTTTGTTTCTACCGCAATCGTTGCAGCTCATGATAGTGATATCATAAGTACACTTACCTATACAAGGTGACTTAATCATTCCGAGACTCCATCTCTGGTGCGTCTGCTGCACCTGATAGCTTCCTCATCTTCTGTAGTATATCACACAGCGGATCAATCATCATACACCTGGTGCTTGATAAGGTTATTGGAGCAAACACTCTACCACTATCAGACTCTTCTCGTACATTTAAAAAGTCCTCAAAGAAGCTACGCACAGCAGCTTTTAATTCCTCGTGTTCGTTCATTTTAATACATCCTTCGCCCATTTAATGTGGTCTTCACACTGCCACTTAATTTTATCATGACTGAGTTCAACACGCTCGTTAGCAATTGATTCTAATACCTGTTTGTACTTATCGTTCTCAGACTGTAACTTACTTATTATACTAGAGGACTCTGCTATACCAGCATTTAATCCTCGTTCATACTCACTTACATAAGTACTCATCTCTTGTTTCCATTTCCAGTTGTTACTCCAATTCGGTAGATGTAGTGGTGGACATTTCCATACCATCATTCTGTTCTTCCATGTCTAACTCTTGGCTCTGCTCTTACTCTCCTGGGGTGTTCGTTCTCTAACCAAAAACATCTAACCTCGTCATGATTAAAGGATACATAACCAACCCATGTAGCGTACTTAGTGGTATAGCTAGGACACTTTACTAAGTCTATCGTATGCTTAGCTTGGTGCGCTGTGTATCCTCCAAGTGCTCCAACACAGAACCAAAATACAATCTTAATCATTCTTCTTTAGAGTAGGTTTCTTATTAACGAGTGGCTCTTCAATCACAGTAACCTTGTTCTGCTGATTGATTAACGACTGCACCTTCTGCTCTAACTCGTTGACTTTAAAAGATAAACTGTTTACTAACTCGATTACTTTGGGTAGTTGAATCAAACTCATATTGTTCCTTAGTTAATTAGCCATGTCACCATGCCTACAAAATAGATTACTACTGCCACTGCTTCCACCAGGAAGAGTGGTACATCTCGCTGCAAGAAACCTGCTAGTGTCCATAGTGCAGACCCTACTAGACCGAACACTACATTCGCAGGATAGATATTAAAGCTAGTCAAAGCAATACCTATCAAGCAGAGTATAGTGCCAGCCCACTTCAGTAGAATCATACGCACACCGTAGATGTTGGACACACTGTACACACGACGTACTTACCACCTGATACTACAGTAGTCGTTACACATGCCATACTATTATTATACACTAGAATCAGTGTTGCTGCAAGTAAAATCTTCTTCATCTAAAACTCCTTAAATATATTTCTACAGTTGTTCCATAATACTCAGCTATTTCCTTGACAAGTTCTTGCCATCTTTCTTGTGTCATAAATTATTCTCCTCTGGTGGTAACTCTGACATACGACCTGTCATTCTGTTGTACAACAACCGACATGCTAACCCAGTCAACCCACTGAATCGATTCTTAAGGATACGCACATAGGTAGTATTCCTCTCCATCGCATCAGTATGCTGCCCATTACGCTCTAAACCGATCACCATGTCACTGAGCTGAGCGATTGCACCTGACCCCCTTAGCTGTGCCAATGAAGTCGCTGCGCCCTCCTCATGCCCTTTAGATTCAGGACGCTTGAGGTGAGACACAACAAACAATGCAATGCCTGTCTCCTGCACCAGCATACGCAGTTTAGTCATGATCTCATCGATTGCTTTACGCTCGTCTCCTGACTCCTGAGCACTTACAATAATACTGATATGATCAACGAAAACATATTTGCAATCCAAGCCCCTAGCCATAAACCGCACACGATTGACAATGTTATCAACGGAAGTGCTACCAAAATGATCAAACAAATACAGCCTATCTGTTCCAAGTGTTCTATTAAACGCATCTTTTATATCCTCATCTGTTGCCTCACAATCGGGTAAGTGTAAGGGTTTGTTTGCTGCCAATGCCATCAATGATTTTGCTGTCTTCTTAACCGACTCCTCCAGGAACATCAATCCAATATTATCTTCTGTCTTACTGAGGATCTGCCACACAATCTCACGCAAGAACTGAGACTTACCTAGTCCTGATCCTGCAGTCACCGTCACCAGCTCACCTAGTCTGATACCGTAGGTTAGATCATTGATCCCTTCGTAGGGATACATCACCTCTGCCTTCTCCTCTGCCTGATTGACTAGCTCCCACAGCGTAGACCCTGATACAATCCCGTCGGGTACATACTTCTCTGCATTCCACCACGTATCCACGAACTCCTTCGTCTTACTGGTAGACAAGTAGTCACACGCATCCTTGAGATCCTTGGTAGGGTACTTGAAGATGTGCGCCTTAGCACCAAACAATTCCGCTACTTGATTCGCTGCTTGCTGCCCAGGTTCATCGTTATCAAAACAGATTACAATCTTCTCAAAGGAATCGAGATACTCATAGCTGGCACGACAATCCTTGAGTGCTGCTGACGCACCGTTACGCACAGACACCACAGGGAATCGTGAGCCTGTCAACTGATAGACTGCCAAGGCATCGAACTCACCCTCGGTAATCGTGATAGCCCTACCACCTGGAGTGAACTTCTGCTGACCGAACATGGTCGCACTCTTCCAATCACCCTGTACACTGAACTCCTTCGCAGTCATCGACCTAGTCTTAGCTGCTACCGTCTTTCCTGCTGCATCGCAATATGGAAAGTAGTAATTCTTACCGTCTGAACCTGCACCAAAGAAGTGCATAGTTGCCTTGCTGATACCACGCTCTGCTACATGTACTGCCTCTGTGTTTTTAAATACCTCTAGGACTTGCATAGAGCCTCTCTGTTGAGTTTGTTTATCTAGGTAGATACCTAGCCCTTCCATGTCCTCCATCGTCGCTCTAGGGGCTGCTATACGAGTGTGACACACATGGCAAAACTGGTGACCGTCATCATATAGTGAATTAGCGTCACTAGACCCACAATTATTACATGGTATATGCTTTAAGAAGTTTGATTCTACGCTACCCAAGGTAATTCCTCCTGACTTTCCTGTCTCTGCATCCGTAGGTGATAGCATGAATAGATATCATCCATCACCTTATCGACACCATACAATTGAATAAAGTCTACTGCATCCTGGATCATGAAGTGGTAGACCATCTCTTCATCGTGTTTGTTGCAACTCATGGTAATCACCTTATTAGTTTAACTACTTAGATACTTATATAAAATACAATAATATATAAATCTACTTAAGACTACTTAGTATAACTCTATAGATAGTATACCATAGACTTATCTCCTTGTCAATCTTTTTAATTGTATTCTTCATCGTAGTCTCCTTCGTCGTATTCGTCTTCTTCGTTTCCGTCGTATAAGTCATATCGTACCTCACTAAGTAAGTCATCACTAATGGTGGAATAACACTTGTTACACATGTCTAAGTACTCACCAGTTGACACACTCTTACGGGTAGACTCATAGTCATTTAGGTTTTTATCACAACATTGGCATCTCATAATATGGAATCTCCTAGTACTGTATACGCTTTAATGAATCGATTGTCTGTTAACTTCTTCTTAAATACTTTAATTGTTTCTATCCGTAGTGATCTGTCTAGAGACATAAACCGCTCTGCCTCCTCCTTATAACTAAAGATCCTGATAACACTACCGTCTGTTTCTAATATCTTATATAACTTCATATCGTCCCCCTGGCTATAGCAATGTACACATGTATTGTAAAGTATATTGCAGTGATTGTCAATAGATACTTAATAAATTTATCCTCACTCATCGACGTAGTCTCCTGCAATAAACTGGTTAGCAGTGATACCCCTCTTCCTAGCCTCCTGAGTGATCCATGCTGCCTCCGAGACGTGCTCTTGATACTTAGCCATTGCCCAGGGATCTTGTGCCTCTACAGCCCCGCATTGCAGCTTGTTACCGCCTACCCTGTTCGCTTCCGCTTTACCCGCTAATGCCTTATGTAAGTAACTCATTCTTTATACTCCTTCGCTTGTTGGATAAATGCATTGACTGAATCCATCTCATCCTTAGTGAATACGCACCTATACTTGTTCTCCGTAATCAGGATCTCATCCGCATACGTACGTGCCTCCTGGTAAGTATTAAACCCTTTACCATCTACATAAAAATTCCATTCCTTCATTGTATCCTCCGTTTAATCAATAGATTGTATTGAGTGCCATCTCATGTACCATATCGGGGAAATCATCCGTAAGCCGCTCTAGCTCATCATCTGATAATTTCGTACCGTCTAACCGTTTACCTTCGCTAAAATATGCATCGCAAAAATCAGGGTAATCATCCATATAAATGCCCTCAATCTGCAAGCTGCTTAAATCTACTACGTCCAAATCGATTACGTCCATATATCCTCCGTTTAATCCACTTTGAAAAAGTATTTTACGTATGCCCTGGGATTAGGGATTTGGTTATCATACCATACCCCATCAATCAATGCAAGCGCATGACGTGATTTAATAACGTAGTACTTACCCTTCGGGTATTGCTTAGCAAAATTAGACAATGTCATCTTGATTTTTACGGGCATCTGCCAATTGTTTATCGCCTTCTCTGGTGAACCCTGTTTAAGCACGTTTAGAGCCGTCGTTATCATGCGTACGCTCGATCCCTTACCCGTTATCCTGCCATGATCTAAAAACGTCCTATAAACCTCGTAATAGGGTTTATTTAAAACGATACTCATAGCATTAAGAGCACAATTATTACGATCGCTTAGGGTTATATCTGCCAATTGTTTAACGTATTCCATAGGTTAAGTATTCCATAGGTTAAGTAATGCATTATGATCTGAATTATATTGTTTATAATTTTGATATGATCTAATCTTAGATTGTTTATTAGTATGATGATCCCTTAGCGATATCTTGATACCCTTAGCGTCACATACCTTAAACAATAACCCTAGATCACAATCTTCTTCTAGATATGCATGGTTTAATCGTACATATGAATAGCTACTAATCTTATCATGTATCCCTAGATCAACCAGGGTTTGTAATCCAATTTTGACCCATCCATGCCCTGGATCTTGATAATAATCTAATGTCATTCGCTTCATTGTAAACCCTCCAATTATTTGATTGATTGAATCTTGATTACTTTAGCCATCTTAACCCCATGCGCTTTATACGCAATGACTGGCACGTCTTTAGAATAGCAAGCCCTGCATCCATTGCACTTGCCTTCATGCTGGTAAGCTTGGCACTCTACTGCACCAGCTGGTACTGTACCACTGAATATGGTGCTAGTGGTTTGCCCTGGAATGATTTCACCATTAACACTATCGCTAGAGTAGCGCACTACTACATTAGACAATAATTCCATCTCACTAATAACCCTTTTAAATTTAGGGAATTTATGCATTCTAGTTGGTAACCAGTGACTAACCCATGGTGTATGTAACATTACCTTACGGATTTTCTCCGCTAGTTTTAGATCATACATATCACCACTATCAAACCATCTAAAGTATCTGGAATTCTCTAGAGCCTGGATCATATCCATAACCCATGAATCCCGCTTCCAGTCATCACGATTAAATTCCCTGGGCTTCTTTACATTGGCAAACCTATAATTCCCTGTAGTGGCATAACATCCCTGGCATGCTGGTACTAACCCGCCATTACCATCACTACTGCCTGGGCATGTATCAATTGCCTGTAGAGACCATGACATAATGCCGTCGAGTTTACTTGTTTTACTTAACTTGATCATTTAAATATACTCCCTTGTTAAAATATACCAGTCTTTTAGATTATACTTTTTTGCATGTGCAACTGCTTCTGATTCTATACCAAAAACCCCATAAACATCATTTAACTTATTGAATAAAATATATACTAACATATTAAAACCCTCCGATATAAATAAATAGTGGAATAGTGAAGCACAATAAACCTAGTATAAAACCCTGTAATAATTGTATCATTTTAAACCCCTTGTTTTTCAATTAGTTTTAATAAATCTTGCTTATACTGTTCTACGTGTTTAATTTGATCTAGTTTACCATCTTTTAATAATCTTGCTATTGTGTAGTCACAATCAATAATAGCACTCTTATAGTTTAGAATTTTTTGGTTTTTATTGCTTAGTGGTCTTCCTAATCTAGTCATTTTAAACCCCTTATAAATTGTTTACTGTAATCAGTATATCCTAATAAACCTATTCAGTCTATTAGGATAAACCCTTATTAAATATTAAATCCGTTTGCTTTTAAATACTGTTGATCTTCTAGTGGAGCGCAACATATAGCCATCATATGTTTACTAATATACTTTTGTAATTTAATTCTATTGGCTTCTGTTGGTGCTGTTTTAAATGCTACTAGTAATTTATTCATTTTATCTATTCCTATTTAGTGTTTAAATTTTACTGCATGTAATAACTATATGCCTATTTATTCCAATTGTCAACAATTATTTTATAGGTGTTTTCCCTTAAGGGTTTACCCTAATAAATCGAGATCGTATAGCAGTTGATAGTAAGGTATCAGATTAGACTAAAACGGCTATAAATGCCCTTAAAATCGTTTTAAACAGTATTGCTTAATTTATAGGCAATTGCTGGTTAGTTTATAGGTTAGTGGATGTTTACTTGTGTATGCTGGTTAGTGTCTAGAGTGCTTCAGAGTGTCTCTACCATCCTTATTCATTTCTGTCAATACAATTATTTCTATCGATATCTAGTACTCAATAGTTTTTCTCTATCATAGCTTTTAACTATCAAGACCTGGTTAGTGATAGCTTTAAACTATCGCAAGCTCATAAAATGACCTAGTAATAGCTAAAATCTATTGACTTTTTAATCTTGATAGTTTTTGACTATGGGGGAGGGGTCAGTAGCTGTTCTGATTTCTGACTCAGGCTCTGAAACACCTAAAAAGTAGAATTCAACTGCTTAAAAAATAGGCAATAATTGCTTAATAATTAGGCAGTAGCTAAGTAGACAATATGTTCAATGTAATCAATGAGTTATCTTAAGAGATGTTAACTACTGATGTCTATATTTAAAAGGAAGATAAAAGGGGACAGAGTCATAGCTGCGGAATACGCTCTAGCTCTGCTCACCAGACCCGCATAGTCTCCCTATAGAGGGGTTCATAACTCAGCTTCCCTATACCCCTAAGACGTGCTCCGTAGGGAACTAAGTAAAATAAAGCTTGACAAATCTAAGAAGTTGTGGTATAATAGTTGTACTAAGAAGAAGACTAAGAGCAAACTAGGTAAAAAACAAAAAGAACCAAAACTACTTAAGACTACTTAGTAAACTAATTAGTAGAAATTCATTTATTAATTGTTCTCTGCGTTAGCAGGTAAAGGATATATGTCTCAAGATTTAAAGGATTTGTCTCCTATTAAGGTGGATGTCTTAGAACCAGCACCTGCTCGTAGGAGAGGTCGTCCTCCTAAGTCGCTTGTGCAGAGCAAGAAGAGACCAGGTAAGGTAGGCAGACCATTAGGTGACGCAGGACGAATCCAAGAGTTTAAAGCTAGATTATTATCAACGAGTGGTACGAAAGTAATTGATACTGTACTCCGTAAGGCTTTAGATGATGACGATAAAGATCAAGTAGCTTGCCTCAAGATGTGTATGGATAGATTACTACCCACATCATTATTTGAGAAAGATGCTAAAGGACAACGTAATGCAGTAACTATTAATATTACTGGATTAGGTGAAACTAAAGTAGAAGCAATAGAAGAGATTGATGCAGTAACAGAATCAGGTTACTGCGAAGCTGAGATTGTAGATTATCAAGAGGTAGATAATGAAGAGGATTCATATAAATGAACCTCAGTTTCGAGTTACTACCTTGGCAGAAAGAAGTATTCCAAGATAAGACCAGGTTTAAAGTTATTGTTGCTGGACGACGATGTGGTAAATCAAGATTATCTGCTGTAGCATTATTAGTAGAGGGACTACGTTGCCCGCAAGGTTCTGCTGTAATGTATGTTGCTCCTACTCAAGGACAAGCTAGACAGATTATCTGGGATGTCCTGATGGATTTAGGAAGAGAAGTGATTCAGAGTAGCCATGTTAATAATATGGATATCACTTTGATTAATGGTGCTAAGATATATGTTCGAGGTGCTGATAGACCAGATACCCTTCGAGGGGTCAGCTTAACATACCTAGTATTAGACGAGGTAGCTGACATAAAACCAGATACTTGGGAGAAGGTCTTAAGAGCTTCTCTTTCAGATAAGAAGGGTTCTGCTCTGTTCATTGGAACTCCAAAGGGTAGGAACTGGTTCTACGATATGTACAACCTTGGTCTTACAGATGAAGATGAAGAGTGGAAGTCTTGGCACTTCACTACTAAAGATAACCCACTGATTGATCCTAAAGAGATCGAGGGTGCAAGAAAGACATTAAGTAGCTTCTCATTCAAGCAAGAGTATGAAGCTTCTTTCGATAATGCAGGAACAGACTTATTCAAAGAACAATGGATTGAGTATGGTGAAGAACCAAGCGATGGGGTATACTACCTGGCAATCGACTTAGCGGGATTCACTAATACCAACTATTCAGAGTCTCGTAAGAAGAAGTTAGATGAGTCTGCAATTGCTGTGGTTAAGGTCACAGATGATGGTGTTTGGTTTGTAAAAAAGATTGAGCATGGCAGGTGGGATGTAAAGGACTGCGCTGCAAGGATTTTAAAGAACATCAAGGAGTTTCAACCTATCGGTGTAGGAATGGAGCGAGGCACAGTTAGAAACGCTGTGTTGCCCTATCTAAGCGATCTGATGAGGTCTAACAACACCTACGCTACCATTCAAGACTTAACGCACGGTGGTAAGAATAAAACAGAGCGTATCGTCTGGGCATTGCAGGGACGCTTTGAACACGGTAAGGTAATCCTGAATGAGGATGAGGACTGGAAAGAGTTCGTAGATCAGCTCTTGATGTTCCCTACCAACCAAGTACACGATGACTTGATCGATGCTTTAAGCTACGTTGATCAACTCGCTGTAACTACCTACTTCATGGATGACGGTGAAGATGACTATGAACCAATTGATTTTATTGCTGGCTATTAATAGGAAACCAAATGGCAGAGTTTAAAGAAGATAAACAAACTGATGCGGATAACGACTTAATTGCGTTCATCGTAGACCACTGCAATACATGGCGAGATCATCGTGATGTAAACTACCTAGACAAGTGGGAAGAGTATGAGCGTCTGTTCCGTGGTATCTGGGATGCACTCGATAAGACACGAGACTCTGAGCGTAGTCGCTTAATCACTCCCGCACTACAGCAAGCCATTGAGTCCAAGCAAGCAGAGATATCTGAAGCAGTCTTTGGTCGTGGTGAGTTCTTTGATATCGTTGATGACCGTCAAGATACGAACCCAGCTGATGTTGCTTTAGTGCGTCAGCAGATGCATGAGGACTTCAAGGTAAGTAAGGTTAAGAAAGCCCTAGATAACATTATCCTTCTAGGCGAACTGTATGGTACTGGTATCGGTGAGATTACAGTAGAAGAGCGTACAGTGATGTCTCCAGCTACTGAGATCATTCCTGGAACTCAGATGGCAGCGATTGGTGTACAAGAGAAGAAGCAGTTTATGGTTCAACTCCACCCTGTCAATCCTCGTAACTTCCTGATCGACCCTAATGCAGCAGACGTAGAAGACTCTCTTGGTGTAGCTATCGAAGAGTATGTCCCTTACTACACCATCGTACAGGGTATGGTTGATGGCACATATCGTAAGGTTAATGTAATGCCTAGCTACTCCAACATGGAGCTAGAGCCAGTACAAGAAGTAACCCACAAGCAAGACGATCGTATTCGTGTTGTTCGCTACTACGGTTTAGTTCCTCGTGAGTACCTTGAGAACATCGATAAAGAGGACGGAGTCGAAGTAGTAGACCTGTTCCCTGAAGGTTCTAAAGGTCAAGACTACCAGAACTTGGTAGAAGCTATTGTTGTGATTGCGGATGACCAGTGGCTTCTCAAAGCTGAAGAGTCCCCTTACATGATGAAGGATCGTCCTATTGTTGCTTATCAAGCTGACTCGATGCCAGGTCGTTTCTGGGGTCGTGGTACTGCTGAGAAGGGCTACAATATGCAGAAGGCTATCGATGCTCAGATCCGTAGCCACCTAGACTCCTTAGCTCTAACCACATCCCCTATGATGGCGATGGATGCTACAAGGCTTCCTCGTGGTGCTAAGTACGAAGTACGTCCAGGTAAGAACATGCTGGTTAACGGTAACCCTAACGAGATCATGATGCCATTCAAGTTTGGTGTTACTGATCCACAGAGTTTCCAAACAGCACAGAACTTCCAATCAATGCTATTGCAAGCCACAGGAACGATCGACAGTGCGTCAATGCCAGGTCAAGTAGCTGCTGGTGAGGCAAGCGGTGCAGGACTCTCTATGGCTCTCTCAGGGCTTATGAAGAAGAACAAGCGTACCTTGATCAACTTCCAAGAAGATTTCCTGATGCCGTTCATTAATAAGGCTGCTTGGCGGTTCATGCAGTTTGATCCTGAGCGTTATCCAGTCCAAGACTTTAACTTTATCCCTACTTCTACTATGGGAATGGTAGCTCGTGAGTACGAACAGCAGCAGATGATGGGCTTAATGTCTACCCTAGGTGCTCAGTCTCCTATTACTCCAGTACTCCTACAAGGCATTATAGCGTCCTCTAGCATGTCTAATCGTGAAGAGATCATCGCTACCCTTCAAGAGATGACTCAGCAGCCTGTAGACCCTATGCAAGAGCAGATGCAACAGATAGCTATGCAGACAGCTATGGCTAATCTCCAGAAGGTACAAGCAGAAGCAGCTAAAGCACAGGCTGAAGCACAGCAAACAGGTGTAGAAACCCAGTTATTGCCTGTAGAGATGCAAATTAATGCCTTTAAAGCCCAACAAAGCACACAAGGCATGGATGAGTTCACTAAAGCAGAGAAGATTGCTAATTTAGCCCTCAAAGAGGCTGATATTGCTTCCAATGAGCGTATCGCTGCTATGCAAATGCAAAGAAAAATGCAATAAAGTACTTGACTTTTGAGTAAAACTGTGGTATAATATTTACTATATCACAAATAATCTCCAAAGTCAAGGAAAAAGATTACAATGAATCGTGAATTACAGGATTACTACGAGAATAGATTTGCAATGATGTCGACTCAGGGTTGGAAAGACCTAGTAGAAGACATCCAAGTAATGATAGATGCCACAGATCGTATAGGTGGCTTAGATACAGAACAACAACTCCACTTCAAGAAGGGCGAACTGTCCATCATGAACTGGATCAAGACTTTAAGAGAGTCTAGTACAGAAGTTTATGAGCAGCTCCTAGTAGAGGAAGATAATGCCTAGACGAATGTACGACTTTAAGTGTAAAGATTCGCATATCACTGAATCCTTTGTAGATGTTGAGACAAAAGAAGTTCAGTGTAGCGTATGTGACGGGACTGCTACCCGTATCCTCACCCCACCGAGGATCTATTTAGATCCAATCAGTGGCGACCACCCTTCAGCTACATCGAAGTGGGCTAGACAGAGAGCTGAGAAGCTGGCTGTGGAGAGGAAAACAAATGCAAATCACGGCTCATAAGTGAACTCTTGATCACCGAGCTATTTTTAATTATCCTAAAATCGCATTGCGACAGGAGTATATATGGCTGCTAATTTTATCGAACTGCAAGAAGAAGAATCTAACGAAGCTTTAACCGACTTAAACCAACAAGGAAGTACAATCCCAGACGCTGAATCAGCACAACCTGAAGAGATTGCTAACGAAGTTGAAGTACCTGAAAAGTATAAGAATAAATCTCTTGATGAGATTGTTCGTATGCACCAAGAAGCTGAAAAGCTTATCGGTCGTCAGGCACAAGAGGTAGGTGAAGTACGGAAGTTAGCTGACTCGCTTCTAAGGCAACAACTCGAAACCAAGCACGACAAGCAGCCTGAACCAGCACAAGAGATTGATTGGTTTGAAGATCCCCAAAAGGCAATTAACCAGGCACTAGAGTCTAATCCAGTTCTACGACAGCTGCAAGAGCAACAAGTAGTTCAAGCTCAGCGTTCAGCTCTTGAATCAATTGAAAAGACTCATCCTGATTTTGTAAGTGTAGCACAGTCCGAAGACTTTCAACAATGGATTGCAAGTTCACGGGCAAGGCAGCGTTTGTATGCTGATGCTAATAACTATGATGTTGATTCAGCTTTAGAACTACTCGACAACTACAAGTCGTTGCGTGGTTTAAGGCAGCAAAAAGAGGAAACCTCTAAAGCTGCAGATGAAGCACTGAAGAAGACAGATAGTGAAGGTCGCAGTAAAGCACTCAAAGCAGCAGCTGTGCAGCAAGGTGGTACAGGGGAAACAGGTAAACCAGTATATCGTCGTGCAGACTTAATTCGCTTAAGAATGCAAGATCCGAATCGTTATGAAAGTATGGCAGATGAAATCCTCAATGCCTACGCAGAAGGACGAGTTCGGTAACTTTATTTTATAATTTTATTTAGGAGTATTAAAAATGGCAACAGCAGTTTATCCAGGTGGATCTGGAACAATCGTAGCAAAGACACAAGCAGACAAGTTTATCCCAGAAATTTGGAGTGACGAAGTAGTAGCTGCTTATAAGAAAAACTTGGTTCTCGCTAACCTCGTAAACAAGATGACCATGAAGGGCAAGAAAGGTGACACGCTTCACATTCCTAAGCCAACTCGTGGTGTAGCTACTGCTAAGGCAGCTAACACAACTGTAACAATCCAAGCTGATACCGAGACTGAAGTTCTTGTTTCTGTAGACCAGCACTTTGAGTACTCACGTTTCATTGAGGACATCGTTGAAGTTCAGGCTTTGGCATCACTCCGTCGCTTCTACACAGAAGATGCTGGCTATGCATTGGCTAAGAAGATTGACGACACCTTGTTCCAATTGGCTAAGACTTTCGGTGATGACAATGGTTCTGGTTCTGACTGGGTTCATAGCAACAGCTTCTACATCGACGCTTCTACTGGTTTGACAGCTTACGCTGCTGACACTGTAGTTGCTGCTGACGTATTTACTGATGCTGGTTTCCGTGCCTTGATCAAGCGTATGGACGATGCTGATACCCCAATGGATGGTCGTTTCTTCGCAGTTCCTCCATCACTCCGTGCTGCTATCATGGGCATCGATCGCTACAATTCTAGCGACTTCGTTGATGGTCGTGGTGTTCAGAACGGCATGATTGGTCAGCTATATGGTATCGATATCTATGTATCGAGCAACTGCCCTGTTATCGAAACAGATGCAGCTAACGATGTAGGTGGCGATGTTAAAGCTGCTATCTTGGCTCACCGTGATACAATGGTGTTGGCTGAGCAGATGGGTGTTCGTTCACAGACTCAGTACAAGCAAGAGTATCTCTCAACCTTGTACACTGCTGACACGCTGTACGGTGTTAAGACTTTGCGTCCAGACACTGGCTTTGTATTAGCTGTAAACGGCTAAGCAGTAACAACTCAGGATAGCCCTTTAATTAGGGCTGTCTTGTTTAAGGGTTCTTTAACAAGAGTCTTTAAACAAGTCAAGGAGAATAAATGTCAATCTACAGAGGCGCAGGTGGTGCAGGAGACGCTGTAGCGGATTCTTCAAGCGAAGCCCTATTAATTCGTGAACTCGTTGCCGAAGCTCAGGTTGATGCCGATGCTGCTGCTGCGAGTGCTGCCGCTGCTGCGGGTTCTGCATCAACAGCCTCTACCGCTGCAACCAATGCACAGACTGCAGAGACTAATGCAGAAACTGCAGAAACTAACGCAGAGACTGCTGAAGCCAATGCAGAGACAGCGCAAGCTGCGGCTGAGGCTGCACAAGCGGCTGCAGAGACAGCTCAAACTGCTGCTGAACTAGCAGAAACAAACGCAGAGACTGCACAAACTGCTGCTGCATCTAGTGCTTCTGCAGCTTCCTCTAGCGCATCTACAGCTTCAACTCAAGCAACTAACGCAAGTAACTCAGCTACTGCTGCAGCTACTTCAGCCACTAATGCATCCAACAGCGCAACCGCTGCTTCTACGAGTGCTTCCAATGCTTCTACGTCAGCAACTGCTGCTGCATCGTCTGCGTCAGCGGCTTCTACATCTGCAAGCAATGCAGCTACATCAGAAACCAACGCAGCAGCTTCTGCTTCTTCAGCTTCAACATCAGCTACAACAGCTACTACTCAAGCAGGTATAGCCACTACTCAGGCTACTAATGCATCGAGCAGTGCATCTGCTGCTTCTACTTCTGCAAGTAACGCAGCCTCTAGTGCTACAGCAGCTTCTGGTTCAGCAACTACAGCTTCTACCCAAGCTACTAATGCAAGCAACTCTGCCAGCGCAGCAGCCACTAGCGCAACAAATGCTAGTAACTCAGCCAGTGCTGCAGCAACCTCAGCAACCAATGCTGCTGCTTCTGAAGCATTAGCAGCAAGCTACACACCAAGTCAAACAGGTAACTCTGGTAAGTTCTTAACTACCAATGGTACAGCTACATCATGGGCTAATGTTCCTATCTCTGTTACTGGTGGAGATTTGACTTTGTCAGGAACTTCTGGAGCTGCTATTACTAACGCAACTCTTGCAACAGTCAACAGTAACACAGGTTCATTCGGTAGTGCTAGTTCTATTCCTGTAGTTACAGTTAATGCCAAGGGTTTAGTAACTGGAGTAACTACTGCTACTGTACAAGGCGGTCAATACTTTGGTTCTGCAGCATCTAAGGCGATTGCCTTTAATGAAGACTCTATTGCAGAGAACGTAACAACCACAAGCGGTAAGAACTGTCTCTCAGTTGGTCCGATAACGATTGCTTCTGGGTTTACAGTTACTATTGCAAGCGCACAACGGTGGATTATATTATGAGTCTTATACTTCAATCATCAGGCGGTGGTCAAATCACCATCCAAGAACCTGCAACTGCTAGTAACTTTACGCAGACATTACCTGCCGCAAGTGGTGAAGTCGTAGTTACTGGGGCAAATAGCGCAATTGTAAGCGGAACTGCTGTAGCCTCTACAAGCGGAACATCTATTGACTTTACTGGAATTCCTAGTTGGGTAAAGCGAATTACAGTAATGTTTAATAGCGTAAGCACTAACGGAACATCTGCTATTCAAATGCAGCTTGGTTCAGGAAGTTTTACAACTTCAGGTTATTTAGGTTCTGGACTCAATGTGGCTTCTACTTTTGTACCAGCAGGTGCAAATTCTTCATCAGGATTATTATTAATGAGTGGGTCAAGTGCAGCTGCTGTTTATCAGGGTTTTTCAACAATATCTTTAATTACTGGAAATTCGTGGTGTCAAAATGGAATTTTAGGAAGAAGTGACACCGCTGCTGTTGCTTGGTCTGGTAATTTTATTAATCTTAGCAACACACTTGACCGTGTTCGCATTACTACTGTAAACGGCACAGACACATTTGATGCTGGCTCAATCAACATTCTTTACGAGTAAATCATGGATAGAATAGAAATTAATGTGATTACTGGCGAACAAAGAACGGTTGAATTAACGGCTGAAGAAGTGGCACAAGCCCAAGCAAGTTACGCAGAATGGCTTGCCTCACAGCCAACCAAAGAAGAACAGATTGCTAAACTGCAAGAGCAGATTGACGCATTAAAAGAACAGGAGCAACTATCGTGAGTACAGTAAATGTCAATAGAGTAGTCGATGCAAGCGGTGGAGTTCTAGCACCAATTAGTTCAGTCATGCGGAATCGCATCATAAACGGTGCGATGGTTATTGACCAAAGAAACGCTGGTGCTGTTGTAGATGCGACTTCACCAAATTTTTATAATGTAGATAGATTTGGGCTTGGTTTTACCCAAAGTTCTAAATTTACAGCACAACAAAACGCTGGTTCAGTAACACCGCCTGTTGGTTTTAGGAATTATTTAGGTATAACATCTTCTTCTTCTTATTCTGTATTAACTGGGGATACTTTTCTAATAGACCAAAGAATTGAAGGGTTTAATTTTGCTGATATGGCATGGGGGACTGCAAGCGCAGCAACAATTACCTTGTCATTTTGGGTTCGCTCTAGTTTAACTGGTACTTTTGGTGGGTGTTTATCAAACGCTGCTGTAAATCGAAGCTATCCATTTAGCTACACCATTTCAGCAGCTAATACTTGGGAACAAAAATCAGTAACTATTGCTGGCGATACAACTGGAACTTGGGTTGGCGCAACTAACGGTGTTGGTGTTATTGTTCGTTTTGGTCTTGGTTCAGGCGCAACATTTAGTGGTACTGCTGGTGCTTGGGGAGCTGGAAATCTTGTGCAGCCAACTGGAACAGTATCTGTAGTCGGCACAAACGGTGCAACCTTCTACATTACTGGAGTACAGTTAGAAAAAGGAACACAAGCTACTAGCTTTGAGCATAGACAGTATGGAACTGAGTTGCAGTTATGTCAAAGGTATTACTGTAAAAACAGCGATACAAACGTAGTTCCAACAAACGGTATGGTTCACTCCACAACTGGAGCATTTTTGAGTACAGCTGCTTCGGCTTATGCTGCTAATGGAATTTGGCTTCCTTGGATTTCGTTCCCTGTCACTATGAGAGCGACACCCACAACTGTTACTTTTATTAATACAAACTTACCAGCTAGTCCAACCAGCGGTCAATGGTCTATTTTTACTGGTGCTTGGGTTAATTTTCCAGTAGCGGTTATAAATTCAAGTGCTACTGGAATAGGTTTAATTGCAGCTTCTGGAACATATACAGCAAACCAAGGATATGTATTTTTTGGTGCTTGGAACGCTTCAGCGGAGTTATGATTATGTATAAATTAATGCCTTTAGATATATTTGGTAATCAAACTTGGGTTATGCGTCTTTTTGATTATGCCCAAATTCGTATTGGTGGTGATGGTTCAGACTACGCTAACTTCAAAAAAGACCTTGCTGACGGTGCTGAACTTCAAGATGCAGACGGCAGTGTAATAGACGGTATAGCTTATTTAGAGGAACTTGTATAATGGCTTTGATACTAAATGGTACAGACGGTTTATCCGATGTAGACGGTTCAGCAGCGACCCCTGCAATACGAGGTACTGACGCTAATACAGGTATCTTCTTCCCTGCCGCAGATACGATTGCATTCTCTGAAGGTGGTACAGAAGCCATGCGTATTAATGGTTCGGGTTTTGTGGGTATTGGTACTACTACTCCTGCATATCAATTAGAAGTAAAAACTGGTTCGACATTTGTTGGTTTAAATTCAGATGGTACTAATGGTGTTGTTGAATCTAATGGTGCTTTATTTGTGCGAACTAGTACCGCAAACCCATTAGTATTGGGTACGAATACAACAGAGCGTATGCGTATTGACTCTAGTGGTAAT